GAATTCTTACGGGCACCGAAGTGTTGATCCGTGATAATTGCGACTTTCATCAATAACGGAGTTTAGAGTGGACTGCATCCTTGATGGAATTATAGTCACTGTAGTTCGATCCGTCAAGGGTGTTGTTATCGTCAAACACCTCACTGTATCCGGACTTCTCCAGAATCTTGTTCTTAATTTCTAACTGACGCTTTTCTCTTTGAATCCGTCTCAAGAAAGCGTAGTGAATGATTTGTGTGAAATATGCAAAAGGATTCTGAGACTTCTCAGGATTGAAATTGTGAATATACTGCACACAGTTTTCAATACCATCAGAAACCATATCATCCTTGAACATATAGTTCACGAAGTTTGGTTTGAATGATAAGTGAGTTGCGATCTTAAGGAAGCACTCTCCAATATACCTAGGAATAATAGGCCTTGGAAGTCCTTTTGCTTCTGCAATTTCTCTATCTTCACGATATGCAATCAGAGCAGCTAAGAACTCTTTGTTATTGACGTAATGTTCTGATCTTTTTCTCTTAGTCATGCCTGGTTGTATCATAACTATATCTCATCATTATGTATAAAGTATACCACTAAGACATATGCTTGACAAGTCTCTAAACCTTGTGTAGACTACCTTTGTTGGGTTTGAAGAGACAGCTATAGCTTAATTACTAAGATCTTTATTAGAAGGACTATTATAGAGTTTTTCTAGTATATCTCTTGCATCATTTACATTAGCAAGATATCCCATCTTTTTATCTAGTTTATGATTACTAGAACCAGTTGCAGGAGCATTATCTGCTTTTCTTACATATTCTTGATGCATCATTATCATTTCAATGTCACTTGACTCAGACATTGTTAATACATCATTTAAATTAATAAAGAACATATCATCAGTAGTTGTTTTTAGCCAAGGTTCTACCTTGTATCCAATTATTCCTACTCTACCTTTTACTTCTTTAATAGTGACAGGATTAGAAACTACAAGAATAGTTCTATCAGTTTCTTCTTCTGCTGCTACTTTACAGAAGATTTCTTCACCAGACTTAAGTTTTATTGTTGCATAAAAATCATCTTCTATCATGCTTTCTTTAGATGAATGGTTATGATATCATAGTTAAAGTTCTCTTCATTATAGATCTTAATTCTTTCAATGAGATGGTTTAACGTATAATTCTTTCTTGTTTTAGTTGAGCAATCATCTGCAATATCGTACAGAGTTGCTTTTACTTTGTCCTTTCCTTTTCTAAGAACTCGTCCAATACTCTGAAGATTTCTGACTCTAGACTTACTTGGAGAGGCAAAGATAACATTATGGAGGTTTTTAATATTGATACCAGTAGAAAAAGTTCCATAAGAGGCGACAATTATTGCGTTGTTTTCTCTTTCTGTGATTTCTCTAACTACCTCCCTTTCTTCAGCGTCTACACCACCATGTACAAAAAATACCTTACGGTTGTCACGCTTGTTATTATTTATCTGATTGTAGAGTATCTCTCCATGTGCCTCGACTCTTGCAAAAAGCACAAGGGTGTTACCTTTAAGATCTAATGTTAGATTAGTAATAAATTTATTTCTTTGTTCATGAGAGATTAGATATTCAATCTCATCATTATATGTCTCAAACTTTTGTGGTTCATGCTTAAGAACAAGACACTGAATATCTAACTCAGACAAATGTCCTTGTTTCATCAATTCATCAGTTCTTGTCACTTTGTATGATGGGCCAAAGACTCCCTCTAACACCCATTTATGCGTCTGTGTGCCGTCTAAGGTGCCCGTAAACCCAAATCTATACTTAGCATGATGAAGTTTAGTCATAATCGATATCAGAGACTTACTCTTAAAGAGATGTGCCTCATCACCAACCACAACATTATATTCTTCAAACCAAGATCTTTCTAACTTATAGATAGATTGCCAGGTGGTAATTGTCACTGGACAATTTGTGTCCTTCTCTCTACCACTGTAAATCTTATGACAATATGTCTCAGCGTCCCAACCGTAGTCCTCAAAATCCTTGTACATCTGCTCTACAAGAGATGTCGTTGGAACGACAAGAAGAATTTTTTGTCCTTTGTCTACATAATATCTCACTAATGAATAAATCATTAGAGATTTGCCGCTCCCAGTGGGGCTTATCAATAGCTTTCTATTATGCTTTAAAGCATCGTATACTCCCTCAATTTGGTATTGACGTGGAGTATGAGTGCAAATAGATTTCATAAATCCTTTGACACCCTCAAATGATATCTCATCATTTACTTCAAAGGGTTGTCCGTAGAATTTATTATTTTCAAACGAATAAGAATATCCGTAGTTCTTACAAAAACTTACAATCTTATCCAGCAGTCCAACATAGATCTGCTTGGAACGCATGTCATATAAATGAATTTCTCCGTTCCAATTCCTACCACGATATTGTGGCATGAACTTGGCGTTTGGGACTTCAAATTTAAAATGATCTCTTAACTCATATTCAATATGAGGTTCAGTATTGATTTTTAGAAATACTTCGTTAGATTTAGAGATTACAAGATCTGTTGTATTCACAAGGATTTATCACCTGTGAATATTTATCACTAACTTTGATACTTATATTCTAAAACTATTCTTGCAAAAAATGTTTTGAGATAATCCAATCTCTCTTGTTCTGTAGGGTGTCCTCCTGGCCACTTATCAAGGTGAACTTGAAGAGATTTGTAAATCAAATATACGTCATTAATACCAAACTGCAACTCTATATAAGTTGAATCTGGATCAAAGTCCTCGTCTTGATAAGTCCAGTCATCATTCATCATCCTAACCCCGAGTTAAATCTCATGAACTCTATTGCGTTTTTGATGTGATAAGTTCGATTACTTACTTGTTTTAGTATACTCTCAATATAAACAAGCATTGTATCATAATAGTCAATTTTTAACGAAACTCCTGAGAGTCTCTCATCTGCATCCAGATATTTTTGCATAGTGTCTTTATCTCGGATCTTTTTGGGAAACGGATTTTCAATATAAACATCGGGATCTGCTTTACCAGAATAATACTCATATCTCTCGTGCCTAATGTTCTTCTTTTGTTGTTCTGCTTTCTTCCTCAGAAGAAATATGGTATTATATAGTTCAAAGTATTTTGCATGTAGAGATGGAATTTTCAAAGACTCTTCGTGTAAGTTGTCCCTGTCGATATCAGAATCTTTTTTCCACATCTCTTGAATAGATTCAAGATCAAGACTCATAATTTGTTGCCGGACATATCAGTTATATTGTAGATAGTATACTTGAAAGTGACATCTGCTGTAAAGTACTGTATATCCTCATTAGTTGCATCAAAGTTCAACGTGGATAGTTCAACCGGGAACATATCCTGAAACGTTATTTTAAAGTTAGGATTCTCTTTGCTCGTTAAAACCTGCAGTGTAGCATCAGAGAATAAGTTTAATTCTGAATTTGATGGTTGGAGAAAATTCTCTATTCCTCCTTGCCAGTCATAAATCTCACTTAAACTTTCTGGATATCCTAGTCCCCTAATCCAATTGAAGATCTCAAGATAATTTTCTAAGTTCTCATCTACAAGAAATCTATAATTGAAATCTCCAAAATCAACCTTATCTCCAGGACGATCAATATCCTTCAGGTATGTTGGTTGAATGGCAGTTCCCATCGAGATAGCAGGCAAGTTCGCAGAGTTACCAAAGAAAGCGACTTTAGGTGCTCTCTGCAACGTGAACTTAAAACCAGTGGGAGATAAGAAATTTCTATTACTTATCTGTCTCTCAAAAGGATTGCCGTAAGACATCGTTTTCTAAGTATTTAGATAAAAAAAGGGGAACCTTTCGGTTCCCCAGCACTTCCTTCACACGGATGTGAATATTATATCACATCAGGTTCTTAACGGAAACACGTCTGTAGTAACGGTTCTGGTTAACGTTAAGTCCACCCAGTTGTGCTTCGGTTCCTTCAGCGAAGGGGTTCGCTACCATTCCGTAGCGAGTCTTGAAGCCAATCTTGGGTTGGAAGGTGTCCTCTCCAACGGCGCGAACCATCTGCAGAGGTACATAAGGACAGTAGAACAGTCCAGCGTCATAAGGGGAAGAACCCTTATAACCGACAACGTAATACTGGTTACCGGGAGTTCCGTTAGCGGAAGTCAGGTTAGCAGCATAAGGATCGATGTATACACGATACTTACCTTGCAGAACACCAGCGAAGGTGTTACCAGCGTCGTCAACGTTGAGGTTGGCGTTCAGTGCAGGGGTGTAATCAAGTACACCAGCCATGGTGAGAGCAGAAGCAACGTCAGCAGAGCACAGGATGGTGTTGCCCTTTCCGCGACGAGTTCTTTGTGCAATCGCGTTAGCGTCTCTTTCAATCTGGAACAGGAGTCCCTTGAACTTCTCAACACTCCAGCGTCCGTTGGAGTCGATGTCGAGATCGAACTCACCAGCGGTAGCGGTGTTCTGTACAGCACCTTGCTCAGCAACCTTATAGATGGTGCGGATAACTTCGCGGTTGATCTCAGCCAGAATCTCTGTGGAGAGAATGTTGGCGAGTTCAGCCTCGGCGTTTAATCCGTGGATTGCTTTCAGATCCTGTGCCAGTTCCAGGGAATACTCAGCCTTGAGGGCGCGTGACTTTGCAGTAACGGTTACCTTCTCAATGCTGAATGCCATCTGGTTAAAGGCATTAGCAGCAGCATCTCCGAGTGCCTCAGCATCGGAAGTCTGCATACCTTGTCCAACCAGATATGCGTTGGAGTTAGCAGAACCAACAGGGTTCAGGACGGCGGGGTTGGTGCCAGTGCCTTGGGCAGTAGTACCCATACCAGCAGTACCATCGGAGAAGCCACCTTCCAGGTTGCGTCCGAAGTTCTGTCCGGAGAATGCAGAATCAGGCTCGTTGTAGAACGCTTCGGTTCCGGACTGATTCTGATAGCGGGAACGCATCGCGAAGATGAGTCCAGTAGGGCCGCTCATGGGTTGAACGCCAGCCAGATCATAAGCGATCAGGTTAGGCATGGAGCGTCTGATCAGGGAGATCAGAACGGGATCGAAGTTGTCTACGCTGGATCCAGTGGAGTTGGTAGGAGCAGCCTCACTCAGGAGGGATCCACCAGACTCAAAGGAGGAAGACTCCTTCAGGAATTTCTCTTGGTTTTCGAGCAGAACAGCGGTTACAGCCTTTCTATGAGGATCTTTGATAGACTCAAGTCCATCATACTCAAGAAGGGGTGCCCACTTCTCCTGCAGCTGTTCGGATTGGAACATTGCGGGTTACCTATGTAAAAAAGTTTAGTGTTTGTTTAATATTGAATTCAGGATTTGCTAAAAGTTCCCAGGGATCTGAGATAAGCACTCATTTGATCAGAATACTGCTGATGGTTGTGAGTTTCACCTTCAGACAGGGTTTCAGTTTTAGCGACGGGAGCAGTCTTAGGGAAATAAGATTCCTTCAGTGTCTCCAGTTTTTCACGATAAGATTCTTCACTTTCAAACTCTACACTTTCGGAAAGTGAGGCGAGCTTCTCCTTCTGAGTGGACGCAAGTCCTTCAGAAACTTCATCAAGGATACCGTCTGCAACAGACTCGCTGAGTCTGCCATTCAGAGCAATATTTTTCTCGATTTGCTCGTTGAGTTTTGTCTCCATATCATCAAGTTTTTCTACCATGCTCTCAA